CCGTTAATTGCGGCAAATGAGCAACGTCGCCTAAACCAAGGTTTTTTAGAATTGGATATTTGTTGGCTCATTTTCCCTACGGCTTACTTGTGACAAACTCCCTTTATTTCATGAGGGGAATAAGGTGCTTATTGGCTATATCAGAGTGTCAACAAATGACCAAAACACAGAGTTACAACGACATGCATTAGTTAGTGCAAATTGCGTACAGATTTTTGAGGATAAAATAAGCGGTAAATCGTCTGAGCGGCCGGGCTTAAAACGTGCAATGCGCGCCATGTCCGAGGGGGATACATTGGTCGTGTGGAAACTCGACCGATTAGGGCGCAGCGTTCGCCACCTAATTGCATTAATTGAAGAGTTAAAAAAACATGGGGTGCATTTTCGCAGCTTGACCGATAGCATTGATACCAGTACCGCTATGGGCCGTTTTTTCTTTCACGTTATGTCTGCTCTAGCTGAAATGGAGCGCGAGTTAATTGTCGAGCGCACCCTCGCCGGGCTTGCAGCGGCTAGAGCAGAGGGGTGGGTTGGGGGGCGTCGTAGGATAATGACAACTGAAGTGATTGCGCAGGCCAGACGTATGTTTGCAAATGGTGCTAGCTTGCATCAAGTAGCGTTGGTTCTTGATGTGTCACCTAAAACTATTTACAAATACATTTCGGCGGAGGAACGCCGCAATCTAATGTAATAGCCATGCAATGAGAAACCCATTGGTTTCTCATGTTTCGGTGTTCTATATATCACGACCTATTTTTATCGGTTTTTCTCGTTGTGCCAGCAATCACAAAACAGTCATTGAATGCCCTCCGCACAGTAAGCCGTCAACATACTCTCTACCCTCAACCAATAGAGAGTTAATCCATGAGTGATTATCACCACGGCGCGCGTGTCCTCGAAATCAACGACGGCACCCGCGTCATTTCTACTGTTTCCACCGCCATTATCGGCATGGTTTGCACCGCCGAGGATGCTGACGTGGCAACATTCCCCCTTAACACCCCGGTACTGATTACCAATGTGTTAGCCGCCGCCGGTAAGGCCGGTAAAAAAGGCACACTGGCCGCGTCATTGCTGGCGATTGCGGAGCAGGCCCGTCCAGTGACGATTGTTGTTCGCGTCGCTACCGGCAAAGATGAGGATGAAACTACGTCTAATATTATCGGCGGTGCTGACGAGAACGGCCGCTATACCGGCATGAAAGCGTTGTTAGATGCGCAATCAGTGACAGGTGTGCGCCCGCGCATTCTCGGTGTGCCGGGGCTGGATAATCTGGCGGTATCGACGGCGCTGGCGGATATTTGTCAGAAGCTGCGCGCCTTTGGTTATATCAGCGCCTACGGCTGCAAAACCCTTTCTGAAGCTATTTTGTACCGTGACAATTTCAGCCAGCGTGAGCTGATGTTGATTTGGCCGGACTTCCTGAGCTGGAACACCACCGCCAACAGCACTGATATTGCTTATGCGACTGCCCGCGCCCTTGGCCTACGCGCCAAGATTGACAATGATACGGGCTGGCATAAAACCCTGTCTAACGTCGGCGTGAATGGCGTGACCGGTATCTCTGCCAGCGTCTACTGGGATTTGCAAACCGTTGGCACAGATGCCGACCTGCTAAACCAAGCCTGCGTCACAACACTCATCCGTAAAGACGGCTTCAAGTTTTGGGGTTCGCGTACCTGCTCTGATGATCCGTTATTTGCTTTCGAGAACTACACCCGCACCGCCCAAATTCTGGCTGACACCATGGCCGAGGCGCAATTGTGGGCGATTGACCGCCCGATGCACCCGACGCTGGTTAAAGACATGATTGGCAGCATCAACGCCAAATTCCGCGAAATGAAATCTGCCGGGCTGATTATTGACGGCACTTGCTGGTATGACGACAGCGCCAACGATAAAGACACCCTGAAAGCGGGCAAGCTGTTTATCGATTACGACTACACGCCAGTACCACCACTGGAAGACCTCACCTTACGCCAGCGCATCACCGATAAATATCTGGTGAACTTTGCCTCTGCCGTCAACAGCTAAGGAAACCTGACTTATGGCACTGCCACGTAAGCTGAAATTGATGAATGTATTTAACGATGGCCGCGATTACATGGGGATTGTGTCCGCCATCACCCTGCCGAAACTGACCCGCAAGCTGGAAAACTACCGAGGCGGCGGGATGAATGGTGTTGCGCCGATTGATTTGGGGCTGGATGACGATGCACTCACCATGGAATGGTCAATGGGTGGCCTTGATGAGTTTGTGTTGCAGCAATGGGGCGCGCCCAAGGTTGATGCGGTTCCGCTGCGTTTCTCCGGTGCTTATCAGCGTGACGATACCGGGGAAGTGATGGCGGTAGATGTCGAAGTGCGTGGCCGCCATAAAGAAATTGACGGCGGCGAATCCAAGCAAGGGGAAGACACCGAAACCAAAGTATCCACCCAGTGCACCTATTACAAGCTGACCATTGACGGCAAGGAAGTGATCGAGATTGACGTGGTTAACCTGATTGAACGGGTTAACGGTGTTGACCTACTGGAAGCCCAACGCAAGGCCATTGGCCGCTAACCCTGACGGCCAGTGCTCACCCGCTGGCCGCCCTAAATTAATTGGAAAAAAACCATGAATAAAGTGACTGCTAAAACTGAACCTGCTACCGAGATTAACGAGAATCTGGTGGTACTGGATACGCCGGTTAAGCGTGGCGATACCCTGATTACTGAAATCGAAGTGATCCGCCCCAATGCCGGAACCCTGCGCGGGGTGCGTCTGGCTGATGTGGCTAACTCTGATGTGGATGCGCTGATTATTGTGCTGCCCCGCATCACCTACCCCTCACTCACCACCACTGAATGTGGCCGTTTAGAACTGCCGGACTTGGTGGCACTGGCGGGCAAGGTGATTGGTTTTTTGTCGCCGAAACAGGCGGGGTAAAACTCGACCCGAAACTGGAAGTTGATGACCTGATGGCGGATATTGCCGCCATTTTTCACTGGCCACCCTCGGAGTGTTGGGGGATGAGCCTCACCGAGCTGGTGCGCTGGCGTCATAAAGCCCTACTACGAAGCGGAGCCGCGAACCATGAGTAAGAGCTTACAGTTACAGGTATTGCTCAAAGCCGTAGACCAAGCCACCCGCCCGTTTAAAGCTATTCAAACCGCCAGTAAATCCCTCACTGGCGACATTCGCAACACGCAAAGCAGCATTAAATCACTTGATGCGCAGGCGGCGAAGATTGACGGTTTCCGCAAGACCAGCGGCCAACTGGCCGTTACCGGGCAGGCATTGAAAAAAGCCAAAGAAGACGCGGCGGCACTGGCTATCGCCTTTAAAAATACCGAGAAACCCACCGCTCAACAAGCCCGACTGATGGAGGGAGCCAAGCGCGCGGCGGCTGAACTGCAAACCAAATACAACGGGCTGCGCCAGTCAGTGCAGCGCCAGCGTGACGCGCTGAACGCTGACGGTATCGCGACCAAAAACCTGAGCAGTGAACAACGCCGGTTACGCAGTAGCGCCGCCGAGGCGACAGTGGCACTAAGTCGCCAGCGCCAAGAGTTGCAACGCCTGAGCCAGAAACAGGAACAACTCAACCGTATCAGTCAGCGTTATCAAAAAGGCAAGGCCGCCACCGCCACGGTGCGTAATGTGGGCGCGGCCAGTCTTGGCGTCGCAACCGCCGGACTGTACGGCGCGGCGAAACTGATTGCGCCGGGTATGGAATTTGACAGCCAGATGTCCGGTACGCAGGCGATTTTAGGGCTGGATAAAAATGACGCCAAACTGGCGGCTATACGCCAACAGGCGCGGGATATTGGCGGTTCCACTGCATTTTCCCCGACAGATGTGGCGCGAACACAGGACACGCTGGCCCGTTCCGGCTATGACGCTGACGCCATTCTGGCGGCAACTGAACCGACAGTTAACCTGTCGCTGGCGTCTGGTGTCGATATCGCCGAGGCGGCCGATATTGTCACCAACATGCAATCAGCCTTTAACCTGCCGTTAGACCAGATTCAACGTGTCTCTGATGTGATGGCGAAAGGCTTTACCAGCTCAAACACCAACCTGTTAGAGCTGGGCGAGGCGATGAAATATGTCGCTCCGATTGCCGAGGCCGCCGGGGCCAGCATTGAAGACACCACCGCGTTACTCGGTGTGCTGGCCGATAACGGCATCAAAGGCAGTATGGCCGGCACCAGTACCAGCGCCGTGTTTAGTCGGTTGCAGGCACCCGTCGGTAAAGCGCCGGAAGCCTTGCGTGAGCTGGGAATCACGACACGCGACAACAAAGGCAACATGTTGCCGGTAGAGAAAATCCTCAAAGATATTGACCGTTCGTTTAAAAAGAACAAGCTCGGCACCGCGCAGCAAGCTGAATACCTGAAAGTGATATTCGGTGAGGAAGCCATGAAAGGCGCGGTGAAACTGGTGGCCGCTGCCGGTAATGGCAAGCTGGCGGAGAAACAAAGCAAGCTGAAAAATGCCGATGGCACCGCGCAATCTATCGCCACGGTCAGAATGGATAACCTCGACGGCGACCTGAAAAACCTGAGTTCGGCATGGGAAGACTTAGAAATTGAGGTGTTCGAGAAACAAGACTCCGCCCTGCGAAAACTGACCGTCACCGCAACGGACTGGCTGATTAATGCCGCGGCATGGGCTAAGAAAAACCCTGAACTGGTTGGCACCATTACCAAAGTGACCGGCGCGGCGCTGGCACTGGTTGCCGGGCTGGGTGCGTTGGGGTTAATTGCATGGCCGGTGATGGCCGGATTTAACCTGCTGTTGGCTGGGGCTGGTCTGTTGAGCACCGGTTTTTCCCTGATGGGGGGCACGGTTGCGGCCACCCTCGCCACACTGGCTTGGCCGGTCACGGCTGTCATTGCTCTTATTGTCGGTGGTGCGCTGCTTATTCGTAAGTTTTGGGAGCCTATCAGTGCGTTTATGGCGGGAGTTGTTACAGGGTTTACCGCTGTGGCTGGGCCAATCAGTGCGGCATTTACTCCGCTGATTAATGGCTTTAACCAGCTCAAGACACTGTTTGCTGAATTGGTCGCCCCCATCAAATTTAGTGGGGAGTCGTTGCTTGTCGCGACCACAGCCGGGGAAACATTCGGCCGAGGTTTAGCTTATGCGCTCAAACTTCCCATTGATGCGCTGGGGCAACTGAGAAGCGGCATTGACTGGGTACTGGAAAAACTCGGCATTATTGACACCAAGTCAGACGGGCTGGCCGATAAAGTCCCGAAAGATAACCCTTACGCGGGCGGCTATTCACCTAGTGGCGGCGTGCTGTATGGCGGTTATCAGCCGGTTACGGCCAATACCGGTACCACTATCGTTGATAGCAGCGTCACCACCAACGATATCAAGATAACCATCCCGCCGGGTATGAGCCGACAAGATGCTGAACGAATGATGTCCGATGCGCTGGCTAAGAACGAACGGGATAAACGCGCCCGCCAGCGCGGCCAAATGGAGAGCGATTAATCATGATGTTATCACTGGGTTTATTTGTGTTTATGCGCCAGACCACGCCCTATCAAACCATGGCCCGTAACATTGATTACCGTTGGCCGACTAACAGCCGGGTGGGTTTACGCCCGTCCGCGCAATTTCTTGGCGTCGACAGTGAAAAAATCACCCTGTCTGGAGTGTTGTTGCCAGAGTTGACAGGGGGCCGCCTGTCATTGCTGACCCTTGAGGCGATGGCTGACCAAGGCAAGGCTTGGCCGCTGGTTGAGGGCAGTGGCATGATTTACGGCATGTTTGTGATTGAGAGCCTGAGCCAGACCGGCGCGTTGTTTTTTGAAGACGGTAGCGCTCGGCGTATTGAGTTCACCCTCAATCTGTTGCGGGTGGATGAGTCGTTGACGGCCATGTTCGGCGACCTGCAACAACAGGCTGACGAGTTACTGGGTAAGGCAACAGAAATGACCGGCAAAGCGCAGGCCGCTATCGGGGGATTCTTCTCATGATGACTGGCATGTCCCTACCGGCTGGGGCAGATATGGCCCCGGACTTTATGCTTAATATTAATCAAAAAGACATCACGCAGAATATCCGTGACCGTTTGCTCTCACTGAGTCTGACCGATAACCGAGGTTTTGAAGCTGACCAGCTCGATGTGGAACTGGATGACGCTGACGGGCAGCTTGCCATGCCGGAACGGGGCGCGGTGCTGTCGGTGTTCTTGGGCTGGAAAGGCTCGGCCTTAATTGGTAAAGGTGATTTTACCGTGGATGAAGTCGAGCATCATGGCGCGCCGGATACGCTGATTATTCGCGCGCGCAGTGCTGATTTTCGCGGTTCGCTCAATACGCGCCGGGAAGTCTCTTATCATGAAACAACACTGGGAAAAGTCGTGGCGCAGGTGGCTGAGCGTAATAACCTGAAAGCCATGCTGGCTGACGGACTGGCGGATATCGCTATTTCCCATATCGACCAGACCCAAGAAACAGACGCCAAGTTTATCACCCGGTTAGCCTCGCTCAATGGCGCAGTGGCCGCCGTCAAAGCCGGACGACTGTTATTTATCAAGCCGGGCAGCGGTGTTACTGCCAGTGGTAAACCTATCCCGCAAATGACGATCACCCGGCAAGATGGCGACCAGCACAGCTTTAGTATTGCTGACCGGGGCGCGTATACCGGCGTGAGCGCCAGTTGGTTGCACACTAAAGACCCCAAACCGGCCAAGCCGAAAAAGGTTAAGTTGCAGCGTAAGCCCAAGTTTAAACAACTCCGCGCACTGGAACACCCCAAAGCCAAACCGACCCGCACCAAAGCAGCGACAGTAAAAAAGCCAGTGGAGGAAAAGCAGGGGGATTATCTGGTGGGGTCTGAGGATAACGTTTTTACTATCACCACGGTTTACGCCACGCAAAAAGCCGCCATGCGCGCTGCACAGGCTAAATGGGAGAAGTTACAGCGTGGTGTTGCTGAGTTCTCTATCACCTTAGCCATAGGGCGCGCTGATTTATTCCCTGAAACCCCTGTTGCGGTCAATGGCTTTAAATCGGTGATAGACCAACAGAGCTGGATAATCAGCAAGGTAACGCACAACCTGAGTAACAGCGGCTACACCACGCAGTTGTCTCTCGAAGTGTTGCTGTCGGATGTCACTTATGAGGCCTTAGAGTAGCCGCATTCAACTAATTGATATTTATTTCACAAATGCGAATGCTGGTGATAAGATCAGCATAATTACTGAATATGCAGTTTCGGAGGTAAATATGATGCATTGCCCACGTTGTAAATTTGCAGCACACGCGAGATCCAGCCGTTACCTTAGCGACGAAACGAAAGAACGCTATCACCAGTGCACAAATATTAATTGCGGCAAAACTTTTAAGACCCATGAAACTATCGTTGAAACGATAATGGAACCGGGAATAATTAATGCTGTACCGCCCCACCCTAAAGGGAATCAAGGCGTGTTGTGGATGTAA